ACAATGTTTGGTATAAAGAAAAACAGACAACCCACATTTGAATATGATAAATATCGTATGCAATTAGCAACATATGGTATGGCAATCAAAGAAGAACTAGATGTAAAAGAACTAAATATGTTTTTAGTCTTTTATAATAAAAATACAAGTATGATAAGAGAAGTCAAAGTATATGCAGATGAATGGATTGATAAAGCAACAGACTATTGGGAAGAATTAAACAGTCTAAATAGTGCAATGGGTGAAAAACACTTTGAAGAAAAATTAAGGCCCGGTTTTCAATTAGGAGTACCCTATGAAGATTGGGAATGTAAATATTGTAATTATAAAACAATATGTCCAAGTAAACTAAAATAAGGAGAACTATAATGTCAGATAATAAACAATTAGTAGTATCAACAGATTCATTAGAAGTAGTTGATAATATTAGAGCAAAAATAACAAAGAAACATAAAAAAGTATCAAGTATAAAAACACCTAAGCCATTTGTTAAAAAGAAAATGGGTATGGATTATGTAGAATATTCTTATATGAGAGAAGTTGCAGATAAAGAATATCCTGGTTGGAGCTGGGAAATCGTTAAACATACTACTCTTGGCAGTGAGGCATTTGTTATTCATGGTAGACTCAAATGGTATGATGAGGGTATTTGGAGAACTGGTGATATGACAGCAGCTCATCGTATTCAGAAACAAAGAGGAACAGATTCATTTGTAGATATAGGTAATGATGTTAAAGCTGCTAATACAGATGCAATTAAGAAAGCATTTAATTTCTATTTAAATATTGCAGATGATGTATATCGCAATCAAGTAGATGATATGGAATTAAGTGACCAACAAAAGAGTGATATTCTTGTAGTAGCTTCTGAAATAAATGAAGAACAAATGGGAAAAATAAGAGAATTAATAGAAGACCAATCTATTAACACTGCTAATTTTAATTCTTCATTGGCAAAACTAGAAAGAAAAGCAGAAGAACATAAAAAACTAAATAAAGAAGTATCTAAAGAGGAGGAATCAATATGATTGCAGTAAAAACAAATACTAATAGTGATGAATTGCTAAAAAAAGATAAACTTTATACAGTTGGTCTTAGCAATGGAACAGAATGGGTAAGAGTTAAATATCTTGGAACAAAGCCATTAAATGGTAAGCCTATGATGGTATTTAAAACATCTACAGATAGACAAATAACTGTTAATCCATCATTTCATACATTTACAATAACAGAAAGAAAAAGAGGAGAGTAATGCAAAAAGAAAGTAATATAAAAAAACTTAAAGAAAAAGGAGTGCTGTCAGCAGCTGCTACTAAATCTCTAGAGAAATCTGGGGGAATTAGTAAGCGAAAGATGGCTCCAATTAGATTCTTTAAAACAAACGACAACAAAGAAGTTTTTCCAAGACTTTACATGAGAGGTGCTAAAGGTACTGAACCAAGTAAGAAGATGGTAGAATTTCTTTCAGAGTTTGATAAACTAGTAAACAAATATGCTAACACTAAAAAACAATAAGGAGATATAATGCCTAAACAACTAGATGCAATATTCAATCCATCAGAACAATGGAGGCCAGTAGAAGAGGGTACATACCCTGCTCATGTATCATCACTTTCTATAAGAGAAGGTATAAATACAAAGGCTGGTGAAGCTATTGTTGTAAATATGCAATATAAAATAGCACCAGAAGTGGAAGAATGCTTTCAAGAAGTATTTGAAATGGAAGGATATGAATATGTAAAAGATAAAGATGGTAACAAAATCCATGTATTAGATGGAGACGGAAGTCCTTCTTCTGTAAAATGCTCTCATTTGAAAGGTAGAGTATATAAAGACAATGGTTTCTTTATATTTCTAAACTCATCATCTGGAAGTAAAAATGCTAGATACTTTGAAGTTTTAGACGAGCTTGGCATCGAATTAGAAACTGATAAAGTAGATGGTAAAGAAGTAAAGAAACTTGTTCTTATTGAAGAAGATGATGTAATTGGTAAGCCTGTAAATATTGTTCTTAAAAGAGAAGAATATATAACAAAGGATACTCAACATCTTCCTCCTAATGAGCAACAAAGAAGGTCTGTCTTCAAAGTTCAAACCATTAAAGCTTGGGAAGGTGGAGAATCTATCTCTCAAGAAGAAATGGATGATGACGTACCATTCTAATTCATAAGTAAATAGAGAAGTAGTTATTATAATATTATCTCGAGATTTTGAAATTAATAGGTTGATAAATCATTGGTTGGCGAACTAATATTGATAAAAATTATTTTAACTACTTCTTTTATTTTAATAGTATAATGTAGTATATTAAGGAGAGGGCGGTTACGATTTTATTGGGACTCCTCCCTATCTCTCTCCTTCTACTACCTCGGTGCATCCGCCCTCAATTTTTAAAGGAGATTAAAATGAAATCAAAAAATAAAGCAATATATACATATATAAATGATAGAAAAACTTTTATAGGTAAACATATTGGAGACACACTTATAAGAGACTTTTCATTTCATAGTGCTGTTATGTGGAAAAATAAAAAACTTGGATTTGATATAAGTTTATTATCATATGCAAAAGATAAAAAAATAAAAAGATTTATATTTCAAGACCATGCAAAACAAATATCATTAGAAATCGGAATAAGAAAATTAATGAATAATGGTTCGTTAGATGATAATGGTCAAGGAACTCAATGGTATATACCTAAATCAATAATGAAAAGAATAAGTCCAATGAGAACACCATATGTAAAGAGTGAGGTTGTATTATGAATATAGATAAAGATAAAGTGTTAAATGCTAATATAAAATTTACTATTAGTGAAATACAGCATATTATAATTGCTCTTGTTATGGCTCAAAAAGTAAGTGAATCTTTAAGTTCGATGGAGTTTAGCAAATCATTTGATTTAATAAGAAGAGATTTAGTTAAAATAAAAAATAACTTAATAAAAAAAGGAGAAAGTAATGAACCATTGGAAGAAAGTAGAGCGCCGTATTGTAAAACTTGCGACTAAAGCATTAAAAGATAAACCTATTTGGAAAGCTCCAAAAGGTACATCATATTTAGAAGATGTTAAAATAGGGCAACTTGTTCAAGTACATGAATCAAACACACAAGCAATTTTATTAGATAAAAATGATTGCGCTGCTTCAATATATTGTACTAAGCATAGAGATAATGACCCTTTTTATTTAGGAGAACGTAAGTGGGCCTTAAAAACAATAGTAACTATAATAGGAGAATAATAATGAGACAATATATAAATATTACTGAAACATTAAAAAGATACGAAAGAGCTTTAAAATCTATATCAAAAGCATCAGACCAAGCAAATGCAATACATTTAAAAACTGTTGCTCAAACAGCATTAGACTTTGAACCTACAACTGCTGATGAATTTAATGATGTAGAGGAGCAAGCTGATATAGCAGAATATGATAAGCAACTTAGCGAGGAGGCAGAATCAAGTTGGAGAGGAACAATATTGTCTAAAAATTATAAATCACCATTTCAAGAAGAGGAATAAAAATGAGTAAAGAAATTACCGAAGTACCAAAAGGATTAGGAGAAAAAAGAATAGTTAAATTTCAATATAAAAGCTTAGAAGACCCTAAATATCTTAAAGATAAAAAAGAATTTTTAAGAGAAGGTGGTAATGGGTGGTGGATTAAAGAACCATATAAAAAAAATAGAAGGAGTAAATAATGGAAAAACAATTTTCATTAGCAGAGATTAAAAGAGCAGTTGATATAGCAATAGGTGATGATGGTTTTAGAAGTAAAGAGGTATGTGATATTTTAAAAACGATTGAAGAAGAAAAAGAAACATTATATATGGAGTCTCAAATAGATAGATATTGTGATATAAGAACAGATACTAATGGCTAGTTATAGAAATACATTTCTACAAATAAGTAAATGCCCTGCTTGTGGATTTGAACTTCATAAAAGAGCTAACAATATGGGTAGAGATATATCTGAAATGCTTAGAAAAAGAGATAGTGTTACCAGAAGTAGAATACATAAAATAGCATTAATGATAAATGATTTAATACCATCACAAAATAGAACAGCATATTGGAAATTTCTTATTGCTATAAGAGATATTGAAGATAGAACTGTTGAATATGGTATAGAGCAATATTATCAAGCAGGTCATCACACTAAGGGTAAAGGATTCCCTTATTTAAGAAGCATAATACAAACACTAGGTAAAGATAGTGATGCTTTAAGAGAGTTAGAACGTAAAAGAATTGGTGGAGTACCACCAGTAATAAACATAGAAGAAGAGGAGTAACAATGAAAGCAAATATACAAAACATAATGTTTCCTGTTAAAGAAGTACCAGCACAACTAGGGAATGAATTTATAAAAAACACTGGGTATAAGTTTATTATGAGAGAAGATACTGGAGATATACTTTCTTGCATGACAGATAATTATAAATTAATTGATAATTCTATGATAGTAGAAAAGTCTGATAGTATAATTAGTAAGCAAGGTGGAACAATAAAAGAAGTACAATCATTTAGTAGGGGAGCAAGAAGTATTGTAAAGTATGAGTTTAATAAACATAAAATAACTATTAGTAATGGAGATGTATGTACACCAGAAATAGTATGGGCAAATAGTTATGATGGAACTGTAGGATTAAACATTATAGCTGGAGCATTTAGACTTGTTTGTACAAATGGATTAGTTATTGGTGTTGTTGCTGAGAAATACAAAAACAAACATATCATACAGAATATGGAATTACAAGACATTGAAGGTGTAATTGAAGAAACAATTAAGAAAACAAAGATGATTATGAAGAATGAGTTTCCTGTTATACATGATACAAAAGTAAAACAATCTCATATTGTAGATATTCTTAAAATGTTTCCATTGCAATCATCGGATTATATTACCAATCTATTACTTGCAGAAAATCCTAATAATCTATGGGATTTACTTAATGTTGCAACTAATGTGGCAACTCATGGTATGGATAGAAAAGCAGAAGCAACGCATAAATTAGAAGCAAGAATATATTCTAAGATATGTAAAATGGCAGGAATAAAAATAGCTAATGCCTAGCTTAGATTGGTACGATTGTCCAATAGTAATACCTTATTATGGGGGGAAGTATGAAATGAGTAAAAAACTTATTCCACTTATCCCCCATCATGAGAGATATTTTGAAATGTTTGCAGGTGGACTTTCAATGTTCTTTAGAAAACCGAAAGCAAAATGGAACGTACTAAATGATAAAGATAGCAACATAGTTAATTTATATATGTGTGTTATATTAAAAAGAAAAGAACTAATAGATAATTTATTTTGGCTTCCCAAAAGTCGTGAATTATTCTTAAATTTCAAAGGAGAGATAAGAGATGAAAATCATACATTCGAGATACCAGACCCATTACAAGCTGCAAAGTATCTATATTGTATAAGATATAGT